ACCGGACTGCTAGGACACCACCATGTCAACACCTGTTTCTGCTTTATTGAGAAAGGCTTGAACTCAAATCCTTGTTTCTTAGCTTTCTCTTTCATGGCAGCAGCACGTTTCATAATTCCTTGCCGGACAGAAGATAATCTCTCCTCAAAGTTATTCATCATCTGTCCACACCTCACTCGCCGTGGAATTCAGTGCATCCATGAAGTTGTCTTTTGCATCTTCATCAGATCCATTGTCTTTAAACTGTGCTTCCAGTTTTGCAAGCTCAAGATTCATCTTCCTATCGTCAACGTTACGTTTCAGAAGTTCCTGTGCTGCTTTGGTTCGTTCAGACAATGATGCATCTAGGTCGAACTGATCTTTGATTTTCCCTCGCATGACATCAGTTAGATACTTCATGATTTCCTCAATATCTGCTATGTCTTTACTTGCGATTTGCTCCTGTCTAGCGTTGATATAGTCGAGAATCTGTGGTTTGCGAAGGTTCTCACCGCCCATGCTCATTGCTGTCTTTTCACTATATCCGGCATTCTTTGCTGCCTGTGTTGCGTTCCCAAGTTTCAGGTACTCATCACAGAACTTTTTCTGCTTAGGTGTTAGCTTATCCTTAGGCACATTTAACCACCACCCTTTTCTTTACTGTCTCTTTTCTCCCTGTGTTCCATTTGACACTTAATCATCTGTAGTACATTCGTCCTCTCTGTATGTATCCCATGTCCTTGACGAAATAGTTCGCACTGTAAGATATTTCCACAGTGCGTGCATTCATCTGTTATTTCTCTGTTGGAAATCCTCATGGTTTCACCTCATCCCATATATCCTTCAAGCAATTCACTATTTCAAGCTGTGATGTTGTTCTGATCAGTTCCAAATCTTTCTCTTTCCACTCTCCATGCCTGTCTCTTCCCAGCATCGGAGTAGACAGGATGTAGATGTTGATGAGTCTGTTCTGCTCAGCTGAATAGAATTGTCTTTGGCTGTACTTGATGATTAAGCCAGTCTGTAATATTGCTCTTTGTAGCTTCTTGGATATTCCGTTGAGATTCACCTTTCTGTCCCTCCAAAATAAAAGATTCCATGCAGGATACAATGTCTCTTATACCATTGTAACTGAATGAAATCTTTTCTTTGTACCCATATTTAAGTCCACTATGTTACTTTTTCTTTCCACTTCCGTTCCACCACGCAAAGAAATTCTCTGTTCTTCTCTTTCTAGCTCGATCATAAGTGGTGGTCGTTCTACTAGGATCATGGTACGCATCAGTATTTCCCTTTTCGATCGGTTTCGAATACTCACGCATCTTGTCCTCAGCTTTATTTTTTGCCGTTAGCATGTTTTTATATTCTCTTGCAAGCTTTTGATTTTTATACAACGCATCTGCACTTCCGAGTTTTGCAATTTGCCTTTGCAGCTCATTTACACGATCAGTATAATAATGCTCAACCCGTGTAGCTTCCTTCACTCCGTCAATCTTATTGATAAAGTCAAGCTTTCCACTCTGTGCAGCTCTTTCAAGTTTACTGTCTTTCTTTACAGTTCCACTTCCTCGCAAAGCATCACTTTTCTTTGCTGCATTATAAAATATTTTCGCTCCCATTTTGGAGACTGGTTCGCCCCCAATGGCACTTGTGCTTCCTCTACCGCCCATTTTTCTTCCTTTCCGTCAGTGATTCTCCAAACGATTTAATCTTTACTATGTTGCCCTGGCACTCATCCGGTATCATTCCGTAAAAGATGATTGTTTCCGGCTGAAGCCTTGACATCATTTCATTGTATCCATCAAGAAACAGTTTCTTTCTCTCTTTGCTGTTCATTACACCGACACTGGATACTGCAACAGCTCCGCCAACTGGTTCACCATCAAAACACCAGGAGAATGATTCTTTATCGCTCCAACTGATTGTAGGTATCACATTAATCCCATTCATCTGCATATAAGCACCGATCCAGTGTTTTCTAAAATGGTTATACACTTGTAATGCTTTAGGGAAATCTGTATACGTGCTAAAATCTGGACTCATTACACACTTAAAGTCTTGTAACATGTTGATGTAGGTATCAGGCTGTGTCCATAATCTTGTGAACTGATAATCATCAATAAAGAAATGGATTCCATGATCCGCTCTATCCTTACAGCTTTTCGCATAGTTGAATGATAGGAATTCACACGGATTGTATGATGTAGGTTCTATCTGTGGTATTCCATATTCGCCAACACCATCAAATAGCATCTTCTGTTGATTTTCGTAGTTCTGTGTACTTCTATACATAGAAAAATCCTCACATTCTACATAGTCTTTATAACTATTGTAGATTATGAGGATTTTTTTGTTGTACCCATCTTATAAATAAATATTTTCTTTTTTCATATTCCACTCATCAAGTTCTACGCATAACGTATATTGATTTCCATCTCTTGTCGCCAGTGCCTCATGCATATTAAGTTCGTATGTATAACAATTTCCATACAGATCTTGAAACCTCAATTCCGCTTTTCGCTCTCCAACATAGTTCTTCGCTGCAACACTCTCATCTTCTACATTTATTCCAGACGCAATGTCAATAAATTCATAATCCCCCTCTTCTATCGCTTCACTTATAATCCAGCCACGTTTTTTTCCTTCTATATTCATCTTAACTTTTAATGCCGGCCCTCGTCCAATATTTTTTATTTGCAACACATAATCATTGTCTGAATAAGCCTTTTCATATTCTAACAATATTAAATTGTATCCTTTTTTCGCTGCATCTTCACTATTTTCAAATTCTGTTTTGCGAACTTTTTTAATAACAAAATAGGGTTTTACTGCTTCGCGCCTGTTGAGTTCAACCTGATCTTTCAATTCTTGTTTCTGAATCTCATAATCTTTTCTATCTTTTTCTTGCTGTAATTGAAATGTCCATTTAACTCCAAGTACAGTTGCTACTGCTCCCATTCCGCTGCCTATATAACTGCCAAAGAATCCTAACCAACTTGCTTTGTCTATTGCACTAGGGAAACCGCTTTCAGCTGCCAGCCAAGATACAATTAATCCCAAAATGAATATTCCCGCTATTTTGTATAGCATTGATCTATTTTTCTTTTTCATAATCACAATATAAGCATGATGTAGCATTACGAAATAAATGGTACATCATGCCTTCCCTCTCTTATATTTACTATACTAATATAAAAGTAATTCGTAACTTTTTCAACTATTTACAATATACTTCTTCCAAGCAATGTCATTAATCTGTTGTACTCTTCAATCACTTTCCGTCTGTATCCCTGGAAATCCTTTCTCTGCATCGGAATGTATTCCCTTTTGCAGATATTATCGTATCCAAGTCCTGTTGTCAGATTGATAAAGAGGAAATTTGCTATCTCCGGCTTTACGTTCTGGCAGCTTTGAAGAAGAAGGACTTGCTCATATCCAGTAGCTTTCCGGCAGTAGTCAATTATCTTCTTCCCTTGCTCATGAGTGATGCCGTAATCACTCAGATATGTTTCTCTTACGCTCAATGGTATCCACCTCCCACGCATGCTTTTATATCTATCCCAATTCTCATCAGTCATTCATTCGGATCTTCTTGCAAATAATCACCTTGTGTCCTTATCAGCTTCCTTGCCTGATATGCCGGACGGTTAAACTCTTCGCTTGCTTTCTTGTCTACCGGTCTTTCTGCCATACCGCCATAATGCTTTTGCAGATTCGCTTTTATCTCTGCCGGACATCTTCTTCTGTCTGTACTTCTTTTCACTGTTCATCACTCCACTAATTCAAATCTGTATTTCTGCTTCACATCTGGGTATTTCACGTGGTCAACTTCGCTCACAACCAAGCCCAAAGAAACGCAAGCGCAATCACAATTGCGTGAAATAATTTCCATGATACCCACGCAAGTTCACTTTTTTCGTTCCGGCGATTATTAATCAGGTATATCCATATCGCACTATAACCGATAATACCAACCACAATGCTTGCGATTCTTAACCCCAGCTTAATCTGTTCCATGCACATTCTCCTCTTCTAACAACTCAGGATTGTCAAATATGTTGCCTACAACTTCCATCTCATTTAACTTGATGTACGTGTCCGTAAGTGGCATCGAATAACAGAACGGCTCGCATTTACTTAATTCATCCGTTGGAATCACTTCATAATGCCATCCAATTACACTGTCTATTACTCCTTCGCTTTCCACTTCTATGACGTCAAACTCTCCGAATACTGCTTTTACAAGATCATCCGGATTACCATGACACATCAAAATGTCGTTTTCCCATATTTCCTCGCCTTTTAAATCAGTCAAATTCGCATATCGGCAAATCGTATTTTCATCAATCAGAAATTCACCCTCAAGACTTTTATCGTAAATATAATTCTCGTCACTAAGATAGCCATGTACCCATGTTCCGTTGAGATGCTCATTACCTGAAGTTGCATGAATATGTTTCGCTCTGAAAAGCATTTCTCTATTCATAACTGTCAACCACTTCCAGCTTCTTCAAGTCCTCGATTAACCATATCTCTTCATTGCCTTCCCATTTGACCATTGGAAAGTCTACATCAAAACGGCGATTTAAACTAAACCAATTAGTAAGACCGTCTTTATATGTAAATAAAGTACCATCTTTATCTCTTACGATGTATTTGAATTCTTCTTTAAGATATTCCAAAAAAGCTCTGTCCTTTTTGCTTATCACTATCACTGGCTTTTCGATGTATTCGGATTCTGCCCATTTTTTTAATGCTCCACAACACGTGTCATCATTATATGTACCACCTTTATACAACGCACAGCAATCACATTTGATAATATTGCAATTGATTGGATTCCCGGTAGCTTTAGATACTGCAATATTAGGTTCATTACACGCAAGCTCCGCAAGCTCTCTTGCATATTTTTCTTTATTTCTCATCTCTTTCACCTCGTTTCACAATGTCGATAGCGTTATCAATGGCGTTTGCGATATTCATATAAGCATAATCATTATCTGTATCACCAGTGTTTGCTACGGTTAGGTAATAACGCATTTTCAAATTTCTAAGCTCTCTTACAACTTTCTCCACATCAAACGCTGTCGGTTGTTCCTCTACTGCTTTCATGCACTCTTGTATTGTCTCGTAGATTTCTTTCTGACACTTACTGTCATTGTATCCGAACGGAGCTTCTTGCAGAGCATAATCATTCAAGTGGAGTATCAGCTTATCCGCATCAATTAATCTGCTCATAATCATTCTCCTTTGTACGGCTTCGGTAGTGGCATCCAGGCAACAATTGATTTTGTCGTATGTTCATAGATTCCTTGAAAGTTTCCATTTTCCCAATATCTCATTTCTGTTACTATTCCGCTGTAAAAACATACAATTACATCCGTGTTATCCTCCGGCAACCTCTCGCTGCATGGAATCCACTTCTGACTTTGCAGTGCAATAGCAATTTTCGCAAGTTCGATAGCATCAAGCCATTCTCCACATTTTTCTTTTTCCTCAAACTCCGCTAACTTCTCCATAGCTTCTGACAGCTTGTTCTTGTCTTTAATCACTGCTTTCCCACAGTGGTATGTTGTTAATCTCTCTTTCATTCTCTCACCTCTTCCAATAAGCCATTCACAACCAATTCACACTCAATCTCGGTTGCTGTCCGCTTGTCGCTGAATTTACAGTTTGGATTCTTGTGGATCCTTGCATCTTTGATCGGCCATTCAGATTCCGTAAAATGCTTACTGTCCACAAACATCACTCTGTGTCCATTTTTAACGCAGAGGTAGTAACTCTCTGCGCTTTTCGGAAGTCCTCGGCAAGGCTTGAACCCGAACCGCATAAACTCACTTGCCTTTACTACTGGTTTTAGTCTCATTTCTGTTCCCTCTCAGCTTTCTTAAGATTCCCACCGTATATTCCGACAGTTCCATAATGGATTCCTGTCTTTTCCGAAATCTGCTTATATGTCTTTCCCTCTTTCATCATCTTTTTGATGATCGCTTTCTTTTCGCTTGGCTCTTTCATTTCTTCCTCGCTCTCTAAATCTCATCATCTGCTGGAAACCGGAATACCTTCGGATGGTCAAGCATGCAATTACCTTTTGTAAAAAAGCCTTGATATTTTTCTCTGCACATTCCCATAGCCTTGATTGCTTTCTCTTCAGTGTGATATTTCCCGATCAGATATTGTTTTCCGTCATTTCTTGCAGTAACAAGCACTCCTTCCACGCAGAGCATTATTCTATTATACGGCAAGTCTATTCGACTATCCTGACTAATGATTCTCATAACTAACTCCACCTTTCGTATCCCATGCGCACATATCGCAATCCTCAGGACATACATTTGCCTTTATTGCTCTTTCGCACATCTCCATTTTCAATTTCCTATCATCTTCAATGTCTTTAATAAAACCGAGCTTCCTCAGGATTTTATGAATCAGTGATTCTTTTCGCACTTTATTTCCTTCTTCCTCTGTGATACTTCACTTTATTGTTTTTGATTGCATCCCATACAATCTTTTTAAATTCTTCATCTGTAATCGCTATTACTTTCCCATGTTCCAATCTTCTTTCTTCAACAAGATATATAACGTTGCTCACCTTGTCCAAATCAAGTATTGCGATATCTTCAGGATGCATAAACAAAATGTGTTTATTTGACAACTCTATTTTTATCCTGGCTTCTTCAAGCGCTCTTATAAAGTCTTTACCATTCATCTTTTCTTTCCTTTTCAACCAACAGTTATAACTGCTGGATTTACAACACCGTCACCGTCATATCCATATTCTTTGTTGTGCCATTTTCTTAGACATTCTCCGTATTCCCAGCATTGAGAAAGAATACTGACAGCTATTCCGTACATAAATCCTGTAATTCCTTCTTTATCCGCTTCATAGCTCAGCTGCTTTGCATTATCAACAATAACTTTCATTTCGTCTTCTTCCGATGCTTTTATCTTCTCTTCCATCATTCCAGCCCATCTTTCAGCATATGTAAAACACGCTCTACCGTATGGATCACTGTTTTTTTTCATACCAGTCTTTATATTCCTGTTCTTTACCTTTTACAATTTTCATCTTCACCGCTCCAATCTAGTTTGCAACCACATGCGCTACAATAGTTAACACTTTGATGCTCTGCATCTGTCACTGTCTCTGCTCCACATTGTGTGCACTTATACTGAATGTAATTGAAAAAATTAGGATATCTCCTAAGTATAATCGGTTTACATACACATCTGTGCTCATCCATCACGGAAGCCTTAACTTCCGCAATGATTTCTTGTTTCTCCTGTTCTGTCATAATTTATTCCTCATAATTCATTACAATTGTAATTACTTTTACCAACACTTTTTGAATCTGATCGTAAATGTGATGGTCATCACCGCCGAAGTGAGAATACAGCTTTGCATCTTTATTTCCTCTGTCATAGCATTCGCTCATGAATTCAAAACAGTACACATCATCTTCCTGTATGATTTCTCCGTTTTCTCTCCACTCATAAAGGATACGTCCCTCGACCATTTCATTTACGGCATCTTCAGAATCTTTGCCATTATTCAGATACCATACACAACGATCAATATATCCAAGCTTGTCGCAATACCTATATTCTTTTGCGGTTTCCTCTGTATAATCTCTGAAAGATTCTTTTATCTGCTCTTCAAAATCTTCCGGAAGGTCGAAAATATCTACTTCAATACCTCTCGGCAATTTAACCATATAACTTCTCATAATTCGGTTTTTCTCCCATCCATCTATTCCGTTTTATCTTCAAGTGCCATCTCACTAAACCTCTTCAAAACATCAGGGATATTCATTCTCTCGATCGTTTCTTTCGCAAGATTTTCTTTTAATTTCTGTTCCAGTGACTTCACAAGACTTTCTTCCACTTCTCTTTTTGCAGTAGCAATCATATTTTCTACTTTTGCACCAAGTTCTTTTTCAAGATATTGCCGTGTGAGTAGTTCAGCCATAGATAATTCTCGCTCACTCGAATAGGTGGTAGTATTTCCGTATTTGTCATACCTTTTTTCCTTAGAAAATGCTTCAAATCTCTTTCCAACATATTCAGACAATGGAATGTATTTTACATCACTACTCCATGAACCTGTTCTTGTCGGCATCATGATATTTGCAATCTTTTCTTCTGATACGGTCTTAACAAATTTGTCTACAGTATCTTGAATCGTTCCTTCTGCTTCGAGAATCTTATCTGCAATAGCTTTATCCACTCTCTGTACAGCTTCATCTGTTGCTTTCCTAAGAAGTGCATCCTTGACACCTCTTACAACCTGTTCTTTGATTTCTTCATCAATAGTGTATCCGTTTTCCTCGTCTACCCAGTCCAGTTCCACTTCAATAATAAATTTAGCCATTATGTTTCGTTCCTTTCTCCTTAAAAATGCGTAAAAAAATACCAACCACCGAATATTGATGGTTGGTAAATTCTAAATGATTTCTGCTTTGTGTAGAAAAGAATTGGAATTTTTTATATAGCATTCCTTTCTGGCTTTGAAAGAAATTTTACCTACTTTCTGATAAGATGTGCAACTTATATTTACAGTCAATTTCGTTTTTACGTTTTCACATATAGCATCTATATCAAAGCCTATACATAATTGTTCTGCTGTTTTTAATATATTCTCAGCTTTCTCATCTTGCAAATCAAAATTTATTATTAAGTGTTCTTTATCTTCATATTGAAAATTAACATTTTTTTCTTTTTCGTATTCTTTATAAAATTGTTTTTCTTTTTCTCTCGGATGCTCAATATCATATATGGACAAATGTTTTATTTTCAATTTTGAAATCATAACATTTGATAA